GACTAGAAATTGCCTGCTTGATGATGATGAAGGTGTTGCTCTCCCCGACATCGATGTCGCCGGTTTCCAGATTCACGACGGGCTTGGCCTTTTCATCGACCATAAGGTCAACAACGCCAATTTCATGAATAGAATTTATGAAATCGTTGTATTTTGATTCCGACCTTTTATCGAGAACTTCAACTCGGCAGTAGGCGTTTCGGGCTCTTTCGATTTCACACGGAACATCCTCTTCATACGTAAGCTTAACGAACATGTCGTAAGGATTTTTGTAATATCCCGCCGTAACCTTTCCATCAGATATATCAAGGACACAAAAACCACGATAATCATTATAATCGCCCCAATTAAACTGAAAACAACTCCCAATATAATGGATGTTGTCACTATTAGAACGAATGTGATAATGCCCAGAAAAAACTGACTTAAAGTGGGAGAATATTTCCTTTTCGTCACCATGTCTTGCTAAAATTCCCTTTGTTTGTTCGAAACCCTTAAGTTCCAAGTGGGCCATGCAGTATTTTGCCTTTGAATTCTTGATAGCTTCCAGATCATTGTCGCGATTGGCCGTGGCCATCCATGGCAGCATCAGGAACTCGGTTCCTTCGATGACGACATTCGTCGGCTCCTTATATACAAAAAATTTATATTCGGGGTTCAAAATCTCCGAAAGGGAGTTGACGGCGTTGGTGTTTTTAAAGTATGTATCATGGTTGCCCAGAATGATATGAAAATTCAGACCACGAAACTGAGAGCGGATGGCCATCGGCTCCAGAAAATCCTCTCGGAGGCGCTTCGCCGTCTGAATATTTAGCTGTCGGCGGTTATCGACAAGATCACCCAGATGAATTACATGCTGGATTTGAAATTTGTCGATAAAAGGAAACAGGACGTTATCATAAAATTTCTTCTGATACTCATAGAAGGCGACGTTATCGTTACGGCACCCCGCATGAGTATCGGCCATCAGGAGAATTTTAGTCAAGTGTTATCTCTTTCCTACTTTGTTGAGATAGTCCTTGCGTGTGAACACGTCGGGCTTCTTCTTCTTGGCAAGGGCCTCGTTTAGATAGTCACGACAGGCCTCAAGGCGAAGCTGCATGTTGTACATCTCGTTCTCGCGCGTCGCCGCCTTGAATTTGTCCACCAGATTGAAAATGATTTCTGGTACTAAGTTAAGTTGTTCGTGGTTCATCGTTTTCTTCCTTTTCTTTAAATTCTACTCCAGCAGGAGTAATAATAGCTTCTAAACTTATGTATTCAATATGCTCTTTAGGTTTGTAATATATTGCTCCCAAACCAGTCTCTTCATCGAATTTGATATCAATATTTTCATGGCCGTACTTCTCCTGAAGATAATAACAAGTTTGGAGAGCATAGATATGATAATCCTCATAATCGACCCCATGAGTTTCTTTCCAGTGGTCCAACCATTCAATTAATTCATTAAAGCTTGACATTTTCTACCTTCTTCTTCAAAGTGTATAGTGTGATATTTAAAGTATATTTTCCTTTAAGTCTTTGTTTTCATTATGTTTTTTACGATTTTTAGAATAATCGAGGTTTTTGTGTGTTGCATAATTATTTTCTTTGGACTTGACGGCCTCAAATTCATTGATCACCTTATTGTGATCGTCGTTATTGAAAGCATCAAACATCTCGTCGCCGCCAAATTCATTCATAAAACTTCTTTCAAAATTTTTGTGTTTGATGTACTGTTCCTTCTTCTCCTTGGCGATGCGTTGGAGGAAGACATTCCACGCTGTCTGTGAGAAGTATGCGAAGGGATTCGGATTTTCCTTGTTATAATTAACATCAAATTTTTCGACCTTCTCGATCATCTTCTCGATGGCATCCAGAACCATTTCCTCCTTGAAGGAATAATTCGTAAAATTAAATTTATTGGAGAGATTGGTGGCCAGCTTGATAATACACTCTCCAATGTATTTTGGAATTATGGGCCTAGGTCCGTCTCCAGCCGCATCGAGAGCCTCATTATATGCGACGAGACTTCGATAGAAGTCGGGACCGTTGATATAATTCTTCGTAGATTTAGGCTTCCTTACGATACTACCACGTTTTTCTTCGATTTTCAACTTTTTTCCTTTTCTTCTTTTTGTCGTTGGCCTGATTATACTATGTTTTTCATGGATGTCAAACTTTTTTTTAGAAATATGAATTTTTCGCTTGACAGGCCAAATTTTCGGCGCTATAATTAAACTCTTAGTTTCTCCCAACCAAACCTTAAGGTTCCTCATGTACTTTACCCAACTATAATATGGGGAGGAACATTAACAAACGCGACTACCTTAATGTACTTTAAGGAACAGTAATTCTTTAAGGTTTTATAATGTCCCTAGTGATCCTTAATGTTACCTTAATGTAACTAATAGTGGCATAAAAGGGGCAATTTCACTTCAGATTGATGGTGTATTCTTTGAAGGGAAATTCTTCTTCGGTGTACATTCTGCGTCTTTCCAGCATGTGGAGCAGAGTTGTATTCTGTAATTTTTCTATGAGGTCATCTGAAATATCGAAGACGGTTAAATCTTTCTTCCCCGGATTCATTCTAAGGCCTCGCCCAACGGATTGAAGAGTTCTAATTCTGGATTTGGAGGGGTGGGGAAAAATTAAATTGTTCAACTTCTTGATGTTAATCCCGGTCGAGAAGACAGTGCTACAAACCGTGATGGAGTTCTCCAAGGTTTCAATATGATTAATTAATTTTAATCTCTCATCCGCACTGTTGCCACCATCTATGTAAAATACGGGAATGGTAGCTTCCTTGAGAATTTCCTCATACATGCGCCGCCCATGATCCTTCATTCTGAACATGATGAAGGTGTTGCCGGTTAGGGAGATGGCGAGGTTTTTAATGAACCGGGTTCGTTCTTCTGAATTCAGAATATAATTTATTTCATCTTGGTAGTTGATTTTCATCTGATTCTCCCTATATAAGGAGTTAAGATGTTTCAGCTTCAAAATCTTGAAGAAGACCGGAGCCGAGAATCCTCTATCTATTAAATCCTTGGTCGAGATGAATTTATAGATGGGTCCAAACGAGGCCTTGATGGACATGATGGATAATTCATCTTCCTGAAGAGTTCCGGTGACGCCAATCCGAACCTTGGTCTTGGTCGTCTTCTTCATCATCTTGGTCAGCGTCTTGGCTTGGAAGGTGTGTACCTCATCGGCAATGATCACTTCCTTGTCGTCAAACCATGCTTTATCCTCGTCATAGATCGACTGGTAGGTGGAGATGATCAGCTTCTCGTTTGTCTCCCGTCCTTCTCCTTCCATAATCAGATGGGCCGATCCCTGATATCCGTAGTCTCTGAAGTCGTTGAATATCTGATTCACCAGAGCCGTGGTCGGCACGATGATCAGGGTTCGGCGGTTAAAATATCTGTAAAAAAGATACATGATGAGGGACTTCCCTGAAGAGGTTGGGCTAAGACCGATCATTCTGTAGTTTCTGACACCCTTGATGAAATATTTTAATTGATAATCTCTGACCTGATACTTTTCAGGGAGATTCAGCGTCTTGATGAATTCTAGCGCCTCATGCTCGGAAAATTCTTCCGCTGCATAGTTTCCCTTAATTTCAAACTCATAATTATTTTCTATCAGGAACTTTGCCAGATCAGGGAGAAGACCGTTGAAGAATGTGTTGTCCATGATGTTGAAGAAGTTAATCCAGCCGTTCCATCGTCTCTTCCGATAGGATGGATCGAACTGGTAATTCTTGGGACGGTAACGAAACCTTTCATTAATTTCTCTTCTGATAGAAGTCTCGGCCAGAATTTGGCAGTAGACTTCATTGACTTTTCTAATTGTTATCAATTTCCCGAAGCCCAACGTTTGAACGAAATTGCCGAGTTGATCTGATAACTCCTGTTATTTATCATGTCGATGATGGATTTTAAGGTATTAACCTTCTCCCGCTGATAAGATACCCGCAAGGACTTCTTAATGATGTCAGGATCGGCGTCGAGGAAACCTTCAATTTCACTCTTTAGAATCTTTCCCTTGGGCGGTAGGGTCCATAGCTTGGCTTCCTCGGCGGAATCGACGCCATATACCAAGAAGTCATTCTTCGCCTGCCGGTAGGTCTTATATTCGGCCTGCTCCATTGCAAGCTGAAGATTTTCCTTGGCGTAGAAACGTAGATATTTTGCATGAAGCTTGGGGATTTTAAGTGAGTCCTCGTCCAGCGCCAACTCATTGGTGCCGACATCCGAATCCCAATGATCCAGTATTTCATCTAATGTCATAGTTTCTCCTTATAATGATCAGATATTATATCACAAATCTAGGATTAAGGAAGAGAAATATGATACTTCAAGTAAGAAAAGTTAACAGTTGAATCCATATAATTCACTGTTCCATCCTTGGTCACGAACTGTGGACCCGATAAAAAGATAGGAGAACATCTTTCAAAGTTGAAAACAAGTGTTGCCTGATGTTGTGAATCCATGACGAATAGTTGTAGGTCCGAATAAAGACCATAACCAAGGTAATTTGGGTTGGATTCTAGCTGGGTGTAATTATTTCCGGTGTTGTTGGGATTGCCGATTCCCGTCATCCAGTTGTGCATTTCGAGCCAGTTCTGAAATTGGTCATCGATCTTGAATGTCAGCGTAAGGTCTTCAAACACTAGGTGATCACCCTGCATAGGCACTCTCAGGGACGGGCTAGGCACCCTAGAAGGTGGCAGGGTGATGTTCGGCACCTTGAAAGTCTGACACCAATATTCCGTCGCGGGGGCTCGTCTGAGCACGAACTTGAAATTCAGTTCTGATTGTAAATTCAGTGAGATAGGATTTTCGGATAGGACGGTCATGGAATTCCTCTTTTATATATTTATTTCGCTTGACAGGGGTGTTTTAGAATGGTATTTTGAATTTCAAATGAAGGAGAATTTATCATGGCTGATAGTGCTGTAGATACGTATGGTCGTCCCTATGCCTTGGTTTCGGAAGTTGTGGAGGGGTCTGTCGTCATTGTCGATCATGATTTCGATTGCATGAGGCCATGGTCTGAAAAGGTGGTCAAGATTGATGACATGAAGCTGAAGAATTGGGGATATGACGGCTCACTCTATATAGATTGCGACGAGGGTCAACACTTTCTCCATGTACATTATGATAATGCGTCTGGCGTCGAATTTTACGTTGGTATTTACATGAAAGGAACAATATAATGATTAATTTTAAGGCTGGTGATATAGTTAAATGTATCAACGTTGATTGTTGTTCTTCACTTGAACTTGGTAAGAAATATAAGGTTCTCAAATCGACGGTATTTAACTCCGATGACATCATTCTTCATCTGTTGAATGAAGAACTGCAAATTGCCGGATATTTCTCCGATAGATTTAAACTTCATGAGGAAGTGAAGGAAGTGGAAAGGAACAATACAATGATTGATTTTAAGACTGAGGAAGTGAAGGAAGAATTCTATGTTAATTATAGTTATGGTAACATTCTTACTTTTCCCTCAATTGAGGCAGCGGAGGAATTTATCAAGAATGGTCATCGGAATGTTGACTACGCCACCATCTATAAGAGGGTCAAGGTTTTGAAGAAGAATGTTCCGGTTCCGGTTTGGGAGGAAGTAAATGTTTAATGCTGGTGATAAAGTCGTTTGTATCGACAACGATAATAATACACTTCCACTTACAGTCGGTAAGAAATACTATATAATAAGATCGGAAATAGGTTCCGTTCTTGTTTATGATGATCATCATAAATGTGAACAATTCTATTACGGCCATAGATTTAAGCTTGAGGGTGAAGAAAGGTTTGTCATCGCCTTCGGCCAACCAAAGACCTTCAACACCGAGGCCGAGGCGTTGGAGTTTATTAAAGATACGCCGATTGCTAGTCGCGCCTCGATTTGTAAAATCGTCTCCGACTATCAAAGTGTGGAAGGTTCAAAAGTGGAATGGACAAAAATTGTTTGATCATCGTTTTAATAGAATTTTCTTGGATATGGATGGGGTTCTGGCCGACTTTGACAAGGCGGCTATTCCCCTGATGGATGGTCTATCCCCGGAGGTTTTTGAAAAGACACGCGGATCGGATGAATTCTGGAAACGGATCAACTCCAATCCAACCTTCTTTTCCGACTTGCCACTGATGGAAGACGCCATGGATTTGTATGATGTCGTCAAGAAGTATCGACCCATCATCCTGACAGGTGTACCGAAGGCCGTGGAGGCTCATCGAAGTCAGAAGATCGATTGGGGACTGAAACACTTCGGCAAGTCCCAGATTGTTATCCCATGTCAGGCAAAGCGTAAGTCTGAATATCTTCTGCCGGGTGACGTTCTGGTGGATGATAGAACTGTTTACAAACACCTTTGGGAAAGGGCTGGTGGAATCTATATCGTTCATAAGTCTGCCGCTCAGTCCCTTGAGGCATTGTGGCAATTGGGAGTTCTAAATTGAAAACCATCTACGTCATCACCGCCACGGTCAGTGATTATTTTTCAGAGATGAAGCCATATACTTGCGAGGTTGCCTTTATTGATCGGGATGTCGCCGCGCAGATTGTGAAGTCTTTACAAAATATAAATATGAATGATATTGATAAATTCAACACAGAATATTTGTATTGGATTGAACATCGTGATGCTGTTCCATATCCGGCAAAGGTCGAACCGATAATTTATGATATTATGGAATTGCAACTGAATGAAAGGATTTCCAAATGACCTTAAAATTTTATTGGACTCATGACGGAAACCAGCATCACGCCGCTATCGCCAAGAGCATGAAGTCGGCGGCAAAGATTCTAGGCTGCTCCACGTACGAATTTACAACTCATGGTGGATCGTGTGATATGCTAGAGGCATGTTATATCAGAAATTTTCCTCGTCTGACCGATGAGGAATATAAAAATTCTCCCGGTCCTTGGTATCAGCCGATTGTTTTTAGAAATGTCGAAAAAGAAAGATATCCATGGTCATTGACAAAATACAAAAAGAAGTATAGGATTCTCGGCAAGAACGAATTTGGGGATGACATAAAGGAATTGGGTTATGAGCAATAACAGCATGATCATCACGCGTGTGATGGGTAGAATTTCTGTCATCAACGAGTTTTTGAAGCTTGAAAACTGGATTGGAGTGGATTATAATGAGGGCAAGGGATATTGTCTGATTCTTCCAGATAATGATTTCACTCACATGCTTATGAAGAAGCGTTACTACATCAACGCCGGGACGGAAAGCACCGTGAATTTCCTTCTCAATCGTTACGAGGAAGTCTTCATGAAGAAGTCTTTGAGAATATTTTCGAAATGGTTTCCAAAAATTTAGAGAAATGTATGGATGATTTCTTTCAGGAAGCAAAGACTCTGTAATAAATATAATAAATATTGTTGCGCTGTGGACGAGTCTGGTTAAGTCGTTGGTCTCATACGCCGAAGATCGAGGGTTCAAATCCCTCTGGCGCAACCATTAACATGGGGTTGGGGAAGTCAGGTCGTTCCCGGAAGTTTTGGAAACTTCAGCACATTGGTTCGAATCCAATACCCCGTACATATTCTGTAGTTTAACTTTTAAAATACTGTCATAGTGCCAGAGATAATGTGAAAATCGTTCGGAAGCGCCGTTTTTAAAGGATGAAAAATGAAACGTTGGTTTTTGTATTATTGGTATATATTTTGTGTCGTCACCATAGGATTGGTCATATTAATTCCATACTTACTTCGAAATTTATTCGAACAGATGGCTATCTTTATCGACTGGTGTGTGGTAGACAGAAGTCTGTCAATCTTGTTGGCGAAATACCTTGATAATTTAGAGATGAAAGTAAGGGGTAAATGAGATGAATTTCAAGAGCAAACAGGCGATTTTTGACTACGTGGGTGCCTTCCTCATCAAGCAGGGAGTTCGATCATACGATAATGTAGAAATGGTTTGTCGATACCGTGGTAATAATGGAACCATGTGTGCTGTCGGCTGTCTAATTCCCGACGAGATTTATAGAACAAAATTTGAAATGCTTACTGTTGATGGCTTGGTTAGAAATTGTTTTAAACTTCCTTGGTATATCAACCGATACGCCAAGTTTCTTAGGAGTTTTCAGCTTTTTCATGATGACAGAAATAGTTGGAATGAAAATGGTCTGAAAGTTGATCGTCTGATTGCTTTTGGAAAGCTTCATAATCTGGACACTTCCAAGTTTCAATAAATAGAACGGGGCGGTAAGCTAACGGGAAACTGATGCCTTTGCAAGGCATACTTGAGAGTTCGATTCTCTCCCGCTCCACCATTTCTTGGGTTGTAGGTGTACTTCGTGTGTAAGGAACCTTCACTTTTTTGGTGATAAAAAATAAATAGATCAAATGGGTTACTACTCAGTTAAAGACACTGATCTGTCTGTAAAACAGAAGCCTTTGCGCGTGGCTAGGAGCATTACCTAGGTGACCCACCATTTTAAAGAAAGTCAATGAAGAAAAAGAAGAACGTCAATCCCGTCCTTGATGATAAGGTGCGACTGAGAGGAAGAATCCAAGAGGGGTATCTTCGTCGTCTAGAAAATGTTAATTGGGCAATTGTAGACTGGACTTCCGAAGAAAAGGGTCCAATTATCGTTCATCTTTATGAACTGGAAAAAATTGATGACTAAAACAGCAATGTTAAATCGAATCGCCAAGCTTGAAGAGGGTCTCCTAGACGTGATTGATCCTTGGCGAGTCCTTCATAGAACGACAGAACTCGATCCAGAATATATGATACATATGCCTGTCGCCATCGAATGGGTAAATTCTGTAGAAACTCTTAAACTTATCGCTAGTGAGGCGCTTAAGAAATGAATTGGGATGAATATTTTATCGGATTCGCCCGTCATGCGGCGAAGAAATCCAAGGACCAGTCCAGCAAGGTCGGCGCTGTCATTGTAAAGGACAAGCGGGTCATATCGACGGGCTACAATGGATTTCCTTCCGGCGTGGATGATGACGTGTCAGAGAGGCACCAGAGGCCTCTTAAATACTCATGGACGATCCATGGGGAAGAGAATGCCATCGTCATCGCGGCGAAGTATGGCATCGCCTGTGAGGGTGCCTCGATCTACGTGACACCATTCCATCCATGTTCCCGATGTGCTGGCAGCATCGCTCAGGCCGGGATCAGGGAAGTGATTATTGATGACATCACCGACAATCCGCGATATGCCGAGGATTTTATCATTGCGAAAGAAATTTTTGCGGCGACGGGTATACAGGTTCGAAAATTTGGTGTATAAGATAAATAGGATACGAAATTCATTCCGACTAAGCTAATCTGGTGAAAGCGCCTGACTGAAAATCAGGAGAGTCTGGATCGTAACCAGAAGTCGGGACCAAAGTCTAAGTTGTAGGTAAAATGGGCAGATACATGAACCTTCATAGTTGCTTCAGTTGTGGGTACAATCGGCCTGTATGAACCCTCACTCTATTTCGGTGATCTTTCCACCATTCTTCGCGAGACATGCCGCCACGACGACCTTCGGTGTACATCCCTTTGGTGAAATATAAAGTCCAAGAGGATTGAGAATCTTAGCCGCGTAAATTGAACAAATATAGTCGTTTGTTGGGGGCGTCATATCAAGCCCGACTTCGACTTCGGCCAGAACAGAATATTTCATGCCGATGGCAGAATTTAAAACAGAATCGGCACCGGGATTCCATGTGAGATTATTTGGAATCCAGTAGCATGTTCCTGTGTGGGCGGTGATGGCTCCGGTGAGGGCAGGAGTCATATAGACGCAGCCTGTGGCTCCCGCCTGTGCAAACATGAGGGTATTATTGGTCCAATACGCCACCGCAACGTGATCGTAAGGGGAACGGGTTCAGAACGAAATCCATTTGTCCATCCATGATGTCTCGTTGGCCCATGTGATGATGTCGCCAGATTTGATCTGGGATATTACGTCAACTAATTTCATCTTCCCCTCCCATTTATGTTGACAATATTTATTATTTCATATATAAATAGAAGTTGAAGCCGGTTAGCTCAGAGGTAGAGCAGTTCCTTTACACGGATCAGGTCGAGATTTCAAAATTCTCACTGGCTACCATTTTGATAAATATGCTTGTGTAGCTCAATTTGGTCAGAGCGGGGGATTCTAAATCCCTAGGTTGTGGGTTCGAGTCCCTCCACAAGCACCAGAAAGGAAAATAAGAATGAAGAAGTATGAAATCTAGGTAAGTATACGTGATCCTCCTACGGATACGTGGAATACAATAAACTTTAACATTAATTAAAATTAGGAGAAATAAAAATGAAAACATATACGCAAGCATGGCAAAAAATTGCCAACAAGGCCACGGCAGTTAACGTCGTTCAACATATCGCCCTGAAGGCCTTCTTCGCTCAAACTTCAAACGAGACTAACCGGGAAGAAATCTTCCAGAGTCAGGCGCGTCGGGCATTTACGGAAGTTACCAACGAAAATAAGTTGGTTAATGGAAACCATCCATTTCAAGGGCTGAAGAAGGCTCTCTGGATTGCTTCTATGTCCCTGAGTGATGGACTTCTTGGAATGAAAGATCAAGAAAGTGTCGATACGATCTTCTCCGGTTCAGAAGAAGCATACAAGGAATTCAAAAATTTCTTGCGAATTTTGAATATTCTTTCAGGAAGAGAGGATGGTTTCGACAAATACAAGCGCCGTAATTATTCCTACATCTTCGTTGATAAGCGTTTCGATGATCCTATTTATCAGGCTGTTCAGGCGGCGCATGTGGCCATGGTGATCGGCCAGAAGATGAACAAATCCTTCGATGCTCACAAGATTCATTTTCAGGTCTGTGAGATGCCGGAACAATATGATCATATCGAAGTTGTGGCTGCTCATCTGGAAGCCGTGGGTTTCCGTGTCGAGGGATTTTATGAGCCCGACGTGGATCGTATCATCGCTATTGGTACTCATCCTGTTCCGTCCCATAAAAGAAAAGAACTTAGGGCTTCAACCCTATTGACTTTCTAAAAAAAGGGGCCTATTATGGCCCCTTACTGTTTTAGTAAATAGACTCTTTAGGGGTGCTCCGAAGTTGGAGAGTCGGAACGGTCTCCAAAACCGTGGCGTAATAGCAGAGACGGGTTCGAATCCCTCCGCTCCTGCCAAATTTTAATGATGACGTGTGGCCGAATGGTTAGGCACTCAACTGATAATTGAGACCAAATAGGTTCAAGTCCTATCGCGTCAACCAATGGGGATTTAGCTTAGTCTGGCCTAAAGCAACGCTCTGTCGAAGCGTGATCATGGGATCGAAGCCCATACTCCCCGCCATTTTCTTGAAAGGAATAAAATTGATTAATTTTGATTGTGTCAGCATCGGTGATAGTATTGCCACACGCGAGGGCCTCGGTGGGTCTCTCCATTGTCAAGAAATCCATGCGGTTTATGGTAAGCCAAGTTCCTTCATCATCCATGAGGCTGCGGCGTCGGGTCCACATTATGCCTGCGTCATCTCGGCCGGTTCGAATGATCCTCTGAATTTAAATCTGGAGAAGAATCTGGAGGCCATCCGTAGGAACGTCCATTGCCAGATCACGATATGGGTGAAGCCTGCCCATAGTCGTCCATCCTCGGTGGTAGGCCATGTGGCTGCTCTTTATGGGGATCGGGCCGTTCAGGTATATCCCGGTCGAGATGGGGTGCATCCAAAGTCCTATCCTGCTTTGGCCCAACAAATTAGAAATTCTATTTAAGGGTTTGAAATGTTAGATTATGATGTTGCCCAGACGGTGGTCTGTGTCGATGATAAAAATATTGGAAGTCCACAATTTTATACATCTCTTCCCGAAGAGGGTAAAAGATATATAGTCCGTAAAATATGGACTCCACCCGTTGATGATCCCAAAAAAGGATTCGGAGTCTCGTTGCATGGCATAACCGGCACCTATAATCCTGATTTTAAAAGAGAATGTGCCTTCAGGGCCTCTCGCTTCCGTCCCTTGGATGATCTGGATTTGTACATCGAAAAGATGGAACATGATATTGTTTCAGGAAATTATGATAAATCTCTTGACTTGGAAGATAATCCGTATAGGGTAGAAGAACCAGTTTCTATAAATTCTAAGGAAATCACATGTTCCCAATTATCGAGACCATTGACGACGTGCTGCCCCACATCCGAGGCAATGATAACTTCCACGTTAATTACAAGGAAGATTACATCGTCATCGATTACATCGTCAATACTCCCGACACCTTCCATAACGCTGTCGAAAAGGAATGTCGTGGGATCATCTTTTATAAAGATGGTCGGATTATGGCTCGACGCCTTCATAAGTTTTTTAACGTCAATGAACGTCCTGAAACGCTAGTCGAGAATCTTGATTTCTCCAAGCCGCATGTAATCTTGGAGAAGCTGGACGGATCGATGGTGACGACGATGATTTCCTATGGGAAGATGACGTGGGGTTCGAAGGCCGGTGTGACGTTTCTTACGCCACAGATCGAGGCTTTCGTTGAGAAAAATCCAAAATACCTAGAATTTGCCAACTGGTGTATGTCAGAATGGAGTATGACGCCCATCTTTGAATGGTGTTCAAATCAAAATAGAATTGTTATTTCTCACCCCGAAGATCGTCTTGTGCTGATCGGAATTCGTCATAATGTATCTGGAAACTATCTTGAATATTCAAGAATGAATCATATTGCTCTTGCTTTTGATGTTGATGTCGTCAAACAATATCCCGGCACCGTCGCGTCGATGCAGGAGCTAGTTGAAGCTGTAAAGCCTATGGAAGGCCTAGAGGGCTTCGTGGTGCGGTGGTCTGATGGCTCCATGGTGAAGATCAAGGCCGATCAATATTGCCTGCTACATCGCTCCAAGGACGAACTGGCGCGTGAAAAGAATGTCATCGCCATTCTGGTGGAAGGAATGGCCGACGACTTCCGATTGCTTCTGACTGAGCCTGATCGGGAGAAGTTCGAAGAATTTGAATATGAATTCTGGTGCAACTTCAATGAACAGGCCGACAACATTTTTGGTGTGCTTGAACATTATAACGCCACGAATATGACTCGTAAAGAATTCGCCCTTGAAAGTAAGGATTGGGTTAATTCCTATGTTCGGGCCACCGCCTTTACCTTCTTTGATAAAATTTCTATAAATATCACGGAAGTTAAACAACACCTTCTTGACATTCTAAAAAAGAATACAGGAAGCCAAACAAACGTTGACAAGGCTCGTTCTATCTGGGACAATGGCAACTTAAAGTGGGTCTACTAAGGAGATTATTTTGCGGTACACAAATACATTTCGTCTGGTGTTTTTTAATGTCTTCATCATGGCTCTCTTCATTGTTGGATACTTTTATGGATTTGTGGGTTACATCTTTACAAACGATGTGACCCACATCTCCTACGTTCTGGCGTTGCTACTCGTCACAGGCATCTTTCTACGAATTTTCGCCACCTTCAAAAACGATCAAACCTATGGATATGGCGGGAAGAAGATCAACAGATATCTGAATTATGTCTTGGGACAGTTTCTTTTCATCGGCCTCTGTGGCACCCTGATCGGTTTCGTGCATATGATCATGGGACTTCAGGACTTGTCGGACCCTCAATTCGTTTTGAAAAATATGATTTCAGGCGCGTTGACTTTGTTCAATACGACCTTGATCGGCCTCGTAGCCTTTCTATGGACGAGGTTCAACAGCTTCTTGGTGAATGGTGAATGACCGATCTAAGCGCGAAGTTTAATGAGTCGCTAGAGGAAAAGCTGTTTGGTTATGTTCTGGCCGACGTGATGGTTTCCTTCGCCGCCTTCGTCTTTATGCTTTTCGTGGTGGTTTCTATGGTTCCACACAGTGAAAATAATAATGATGGTGTGATGCTGGGTAGTCTTTGTGCCGAAATTTATTGGCCGAATGATCGTGATATCGATCTTGATATCTGGGGTAAGTCACCCAAAGATGGAAAGCCTATCGGATTCTCCAACATGCATGGCGGGGGACTTGATCTTTACCGTGACGTTATCGGCTTCCAGAATAATCTTGAACATTTAAATATGGAAATCGAATGCACCAACAAGATTATTCCCGGAGAATACACGTTCAATATCTATTATTTCTCTAACCATGAGACACAGGCATCAAGTCCCGCCTTTGGGAAATTTCCGAATGGAACGGTCGAGGCGACAATGATTATCAGACTAAAGGGTGCAAGCGTCTCGGATGGTCGTTTTAAAACTATGAGAGGGGTGCATACATTCACGGCAGAAAATCAAGAGAAGACGATGTTTAATTTCAGGGTCGGTGAGGATGGTAAAATCATAGACAGTTCTATTAATTCAAACGATAAGTGGATGGCTCATCAATGACAGTAATTTCATTTGTCTTCTTTGGTATGACGGCTGTACTATTTTTGATTACATCCTTGATGGTGAGACCGAAGCTTATGGGTCTGGCTGCTCTTATATACTGTTTATTTTTGGGTTTCTCTTATTACACAATTCATGATCTTCTGGGAACGGCCCGACCGATTATGAACATTCCCTTCTATCATCACATATTTACGAAGGAAAACAGTCCTAGGGTGATAAGTTTTGAAATGTCACCTGATAAGAAGAGTATTTACCTTCTCATTATGGAAGATTATCCGACTCTCTACATCGCGCAATTTAATCAAAAGTTGGTCGATGATTTGAATAAGGCTTTCGCCAAGCATCCTCAAGATGTTTTAATTCAGGGAGACGTGACAGAATATGGTGACGCCGACACAAATCAAACTTCTCATCTTCATATAGGAGGATTTGTGCTAGGTGATAATAACGAACTGAAACCAGATACATACACAAACAATGGGGTGGATGAATATAATGTTAAATGAAATAGGGTTCGTGGTTGTTTGTATCAACAATCGCGGCAGGGAGATGTATCTTAAGACAGGCTCACAATATACAGTGATTATCAATTATTTTATTGGTGCAGCCGAATTTTATCGTCTGAAGGAAGTGAAAAATATGGGATTTGAGTCCCATCGCTTCATATTGGCACCCAAGCCGGGATTCTCCGCGCCTGTGGTCAATGTCGAGGAAGAGGAAGAAGATTACCGAAAGGCGGCTTAATTTAAAACCGCCGCCTTGACACGAAGGAGAGCCGTGTTACCAGTCTGCACGGCTCCCGTATTACTTGTAAATTTTGTGAAAAGATATAATACCCGCTCATTGATATTGACCGAGTTGGCAATCCATTGCGCCGTCAGGCTACCGGAAGCACTCAGCGTCAGGGAATAATTGGTGGCGTTGGGGGTGTTGGTGACGATAGGGGCGAGATTTGCCGTCAGAAGTCCAATCTCTGAATTTCCGTTAAAGACGTCCAGAAGGTCTAGCGTCGTAAGGAAGGCATTCGCCGTCCATGTCGCGCTGTTCGAAAGCGATACGTTTGACGTGTATGTGAAGTCAGCACCAGCGAAAACCTCTTGTGAAAACATTTTTCTCCCCTTTTTTGAATATTTATCAAAATTATCATTGACAGCGAAAACGAAATCATTTATAAGTTGGACATGGATGAGGGACTGGCCTTCACCGCAGATCAAGGATTTTAAAATGGCACATATGGTAGAAGAGATGGCTTATGTTGGTAAAGAGTGGGGAGGCGAAACCCCTTGGCATTCCCTTGGTTACAAGGTTGCCGGAAATCTCACCGCTCATGAAATGCTCGTCGCCGCGAAGTGCGATTGGGAAGTTGAAAAGTGTGAAATGGGTGACAAGTATGGTCCGGTGACGAAGAACAAGTCCCTGCGTCGCATGTCGGATGGCAAGCTGATGGATGTGGTGGGAGACGATTGGGAGCCTTTACAGAACGAGGTTGCCTTCGACTTCTTCCGCGAATTTGTGGATGCTGGTGACATGACGATGGAAACCGCTGGCTCCCTGCGTGAGGGTCAGTATGTATGGGCTCTGGCCAAGGTTAACAAGTCCTTTACCCTCTTCGGTGGGGATCGTGTCGAGAGCTACCTTCTTTTCACCAACACACATCGTTATGGTAAGTCCATTGACGTTCGGTTCACCCCTACCCGCGTCGTCTGCAACAACACGCTGACGATGGCCCTCAACGGTGTTTCTGACAACGCCTTTAAATCTTCGCATCGGGTGGTCTTCGACGCCACCGCCGCGAAGCAGACGATGGGTATCGCCAACGAGAAATTCGATCAATATGGTGAGGCGGCGGCTTTCCTCGGTTCCAAGCGGTATTCTGAAGAGACTGTCAAGGAATATTTTAACGAAGTCTTCCCGGTACAGGTCGTCAAGGAAAATTCCAAGCGTAAGCCGAAGGAAGCCTCTTCGAATGCTACTCTGGCCGTCAAGGCTCTGGCCTATCAGCCCGGTGTTGAATTCGGGCCGGGAACTTGGTGGCAGGCTCTCAATGCCGTCACTTACGTCACGGATCACCTGATGGGCCGAACCGACGAAGCGCGGGTCGAGAATATGTGGTATGGACAGGTAAAGGATAAGAAGCTGAAGGCCTTCAGCCTAGCCGTTGACATGGCCAACAAAGCCTAAGTCTCTGAAAATCCCCGAGAAATCGGGGATTTTTTTTTGTCAACTCTGATGTGTCCAAAAGGTTCCTGTCAATAAAAATCTTATCTTTACAAAAAATTTCTTGACATCTTATATACATGCTGGCATACACAAGACGCCGAAGAGATAGTCTCTTCCTCAGCGTGACTTATGGAGTATTTCATCATGAATATCAAATCAAATGAAACCATTTCTGCTCAGGTTGCCAAGGTTATGTCAAATCTGAAGAAAGGCCACACACGATCCGAGGCCTTCGCCGCCATCAATAATGCCAGAATTGATGATAGAAATGGTAGGAGAATTGTTCCCTCCGTCTGGTACCACGCCCTCGCATATAACATGAAGGAAAATGGGAAGACCTACATGGAAGAGTCCTATCCTTATTTTCAGCCCACCGAGAGCCCGTATCCCAGAATCAAAACCGCCGCCTCGGCACCTGCCCCTCCCGCGCCTGCGCCGGTTCATGAGGCTTCCAATAAGGATGATGCGCTGGTGACCTTCCTGCACCGACTGCGTGACGACATAACATCGTTTATCGTGAGCGTCGAGGAAAATGGTGACAAGACGACTGCTCATACTGGTATCAAGTCGTCGGAAATGAACATCGGAAATGTCGTACAGTCCATGATCGGTAAACGCCGCGCCTAATTCATAATTAGTCATTAATAAGGCCGGGAGTTCTTCCCGGCCTTTTTCTTTTTTTCCGCTCACGTTATCTTGACGGAACCATTTTGAAGGAGTAGGTTCTTGTCATGCAGTTAGGCCATTCGGGGTGGCTGCGAAAAAAAAATTGGAGATTTGTGCAATGAATTATATCGTGATTGGCGGCGCTAACCAAGAATTGGTAGGAACCTTCAAGGATTTTATCGATGCTTGCGACATCGCCATCAACCTGAATTCCGAGGATGGATTTCTTTATACCGTCTGGGAAAGCCAGAAGGCTTGGACGACAGGGATGCTCGATAACAAGGTCGTCTACCACAATTTTCAAAATGTGAATGTCGCCGTCAAGTCGGCCTGATTTTCTTACGATGTCGAGGAAGGGGGTTTACAAACCCTCTTTTTTCGGCTATAGTCTTAGAAGTATAATAATGAAACGAATGAAAGGATATTAAATGTTTTGGAAAAATCAAGGTATTTCTATCGTCTGTGGTCTGATTGCTACGGCAATCTCTTATGAGACTGCTCTCTTCTTTGGATGGATTCCGAGCGTAAATCCGCTGGAGGCATTTTCTGTATTCACTTCTTATTGGTGTACATTCCTGTGCGTCTTTCAGTCTCGGTGGAATTATCCGATTGGAGCAATTTCCGTCGCCGCTCTCTGTCTTCTGTTTTATCAATCGAATCTTCTGTCTTCGATGGCTCTACAGGTCTACTTGTTTCCGACTTTGTTATATGGCTGGTTTCGATGGAAGCCCGATGCCGACACTCGCCCGGTAACTTTTATCGAAGCCAAGTGGTGGCCGGTTTATATCGTTTTGACAGCAGGCGTCGGTCTGGCCTGTATGGAAGCGAATAATTATTTTGGTGGCACAAATGCCGCATGGGATACTTCAATTCTTGTTCTTTCAATTTTGGCTCAGTTCATGCTGGACAATAAGAAAATCGAAAATTGGATTCTCTGGATTGCCGTTGACATCATTTCGGTGTTTGTCTACTGGAATGAAGACCTGAAGATTCTTTCCATCCAGATGGGTTTCTTCATTCTTAATGCTATCTGGGCTCTATATCTCTGGTGGAAGTCGATGAAGACTCCTTCGATTACCGCTGCCGTTCAGAAGTTTGAAATCGTAAATCATTAAGGATTAATGACATGCGACGTGGTATCATCGTGATGACGGCTCTTCCTCCGACCGTTGGTCATAAGGCGTTGGTTCAGTTTGGTCTTGATTTTTTTGAGGCCGAGGGCGATGATTACACGTTGCATGTTCTCATCAACTCTCGTAGTTTCGAGCCGATGGATGGTTGGGTTCGTTATCTGGCCTTGAAGAATGAATTTCAGAATTATTATGATTCCTGTAATCTCATTTTTCATTTAAATCAGAATGATGACGTTCCTCAAAATCCACCAGATCATCCTGACTTTTGGAACTTCTGGTGTGAGATGATCGAAGATGAAACAGGCGTGACTAAGTTTGATTTTCTCTTTGCCTCAGAAAATTATGGGATCGAACTATCAAAGGTTATCGGCGCAAGCTTCATTCCCTTTGATATTGATCGAGTCATCAATGCGTCAAAGGCGACGCATCTCAGAGACAATCCGTTGTCTAATTTTGATGATTTAGTTCCTTCTCTTCGACGGAAGTATGGTGTCGTGGCCACATTTTTTGGACAAGAGTCTGTGGGCAAATCCACCATGACTAGGGCCGTATTTAATTGGGGGTCTTTCGATAGTACAAGAGTTCCAGAATGGGCTCGTGGTTATCTTGAGGCTGTCGGTCCTGAAATTACTGATGAGAAGATGTTAAACATTGTCTATGGACAATTTGCTTCTCAGACGGTGGCGCGAGAGAAATTAACTCCATTCATTCTTCAAGATACGGACTTGCTTTCCACGATTGGATACTATAAACTGTGGAAAGGTTCATGGCCTAAGATTTGTGAAACCCTATTTAAAGTTTCTAAATCTGACATTTATTTTCTGATGAATGATAGTATACCTTTCGAGCCGGATCAACTCCGTTATGGCGGTGATAAGCGTGAGACGGATATGAAATTCTGGCGAGACCTTCTCGTTGAATATGACTGTAAATTTCATGAGGTTAAGGCCACCAGCCCTCTTTTACAACTCGCAGAGGTAGAAAATATTCTCCTTGAAGAGTTTAATAAGAAGGCCGACTTCAAGGAGTTTACACGCGAATAAATATTTAATACCCTCGTAACCAGTTCGGTCTTCTAAGCCGTTATCTGTAGTGGAGTTGCAAACGCTGGTTCGAATCCAGCCGAGGGTGCCAATTTTGAAGGAAATTTACATGGAAATCAGAACAAAATATGCCATAGGACATGTCTTCTATGTGGCCCGTTCCTATAGAAGAACTAAGCAAATTAAACAGAGAATTGGTGACGTGGAGTGGGTATCGGAACAGATTTATTATGAACCTGTCGTCAGGCAGAAGATTATCGTCGGTTTAGAAGTCAGTATGTTCGGTAAATATCCGTATACTAATGATTATAACGTCGCCAAGAGCGTCAAATATTACGTGGAGGATATCGATCATGCCGGTGGGGATTACGTTCCTCGCCTGACCGACGAAGAGCAAATTACAACTTACTCCTATGAAGATGCGCTGACTCTCGCCCGAGAATATGCCGCCAACATGAAAGAATTGTTTTGAACAAGTTCGAATTTGATATCGAGGCCTTCCGCGCCAAGGTGGAGGCCCTTTGTGAAAAAAACATCGACTTCATAGATTCAATCTTGACAATCTGTGAGAAAGATGGTATTGAATTAGACACGATAGTTCCCATTCTCAAAAAAGACCCCGAGTTCAAGAGCAGGCTCTTCATCGTGGCCGAGAAGATGAACTTCATCAAGAAAACTCCCAAGCTTCCAAAGGATTTCGAATGAGTGATCGGCCTCTTAAAGAATATGATTTAGATGATCTTATCGATGAGCTAGAATATAGAAAATATGATTTCTTCGAAGATTTATCTGATGATGACCTTGAAGAGGAATGTGCCGATAGAGGGATAAGGCTCGAATCAGAAATGGTGGATTATGAACCAGAATTTAGAAGACTCCAAAAGCTTGTCTATGAGGCCTATATGATGTCAATTGAATTTAATTACTGTCCAGATCGGCTATATAAGTTTATCGAAAATAATTTCAGATTTGCTTAGAATTTGCTGGTATTTTCGATAGAAATGTGATAAATAGAAGTAGGGATAATCCCTGATCACATCATCACAAAGATCACAACATCACAGGAGAAAATAAGTTGAGTTTTAAAGACCTAAAGAAAAATCGTCAAGAGAGTTTCAAGAAGCTAGAAGAAGACGTTACCAAGCTGGAAAAGAAGACATTTGAGTCTGATCCAAACGAATGGTATCCTAGTGTAGACAAGAACGGCAACGGGTTTGCTGTTGGTCGTTTCCTTCCCCGTATCACACCAGACGATCTGGATTTCGCCCGTTGGTGGAGCCACGAGTTTCAGGACAAGACCACTTCTAAGTGGTATATCGAAAACTGCCTGTTCACATTGGACGAGGGTGCCGATCCTGTCATGGAATTCAATAAGAAGCTTTGGAACTCGGTTCCCGGCGCGAATGACGACAAGGTGGCCAAGACCCATCCTAACCGTCAGCAGGCCACGCACCAATCCCGCAAGATTCATTATGTCGCTAACTTCTATGTCATCGAAGATAGTGTGCATCCTGAAAACAACGGTCGGGTTGTCAAGTTCAAGTTCGGCAAGTGGGCGATGGATAAGATTGAGGCTGTCATGTTCCCGAAGTTTGCCGGGAAGAAGAAGATCAATCCTTTCGACCTGTGGGATGGTGCCAACTTTCGCATCGAAATTATTTCGGAGCGTAAGGACGGTCGGATGCAACGGAGCTATAATACTTCTTCGTTCGATCCTCCCGGACCATTGGCTCCCGATGAAGAGCTAGAGAAGATTTACGAGCAATATAAAACTTGGTCGATCAAATCCTATCTGGAACCCAAGAACTTCAAGCCTTACGCCGACCTGAAGAAGCGTTTGGATGACGTTGTTGGCTTTGATACTGCCCTATGGAATGGTAAGAACCTTACCTCTTCTCAGGCGGCTTCCGAACCGGCTCGGTCATTCGCCACGGCGGAACCAAAATCCTCTGCGTCTATTCAGAAGGAATCTGTATCTGACCAGACTGATGAATTTTTCTCCAGCCTGAAAAAGAATACAGTCGAGGACGACATCCCCTTTTAATTTGACACCTAATCATCCTACGAAAAAGATAAAGGGGGGCTTCGGCTCCCCTTTTTATTATCCTTTGGGTATACCTCGGTGTGGTGCCTGTAACACGGTTTTAGGGTCCACTGGCGGGTTTAGCGGCATATTGGGGGATGGTTGCTGCTCCATCTGTGAACCGCCTCCATAGCCTCCGTAACCACCACCAAAGTTAGAATAATCCGGCATGTTCCTTATCTGCTCCACCATCTGGCGACTCTGGCCCCATGTCGCCACGCCAATAACAGCCAACATGGATATGTGAAATATTCCACCACCTTGAAGTGTGATCGGAGCCCATGCGATGATGGGGTATTTAAAGTATGCCAGAATGACGACGTTGGTGATAGGCGCTATCAAAAAATCAAACGCTATGATGGTGAGATATAACCATGCCGCAAAGAGATGCCATTGTTTGAACCAAGTTTCTTTTAAAAGTTGCGACTGAATCGAGTCGTCGGGATCATATTCCATGGCCTTTGGTCCTTGAATAAATATTAAAAGTATCAGATATTTATTTTTTTCAGGGATTCCATGGCACAAGAACAAGAACAAGAACAAGAACAAGCAGCAGAAAGTACCTTCAGAACTTTATTGGCCGATAGCGCCAGATATCTCACACATGCGGCGTTTCCACAGATCATGGCGCTGCAAGATTTGGTTTCTAGCTACAAGAAGAAGGCCGACGAAGAAATCAAAGAACTGAAGGATGAAGTTCGTCAGGAACGTAGGAAGAAAAGTAGTAATAGTACAGACGACGAAGACGTTGTGAATACGCTTGAACTTGGTTTTGAACAAATAAATCAGCATAATGTGACCCATGGTGTTCTTCTTGACTCCATGCTGACCGAAAACAGAAAAACTAACTCTCTGCTTGAAAGATTAGTTTTGGGTGGTGGAGGTTCTGGCGGTGGCGGTGGCGGTGGAGGTTCAGGTGGCGGCGGGGGTTTTGGAGACCTTGCCAAGGATGGGATGGAAATCAAGGCCGTTCAATGGGGAAGTAAACTTCTAGGAAGTCTTAAGGGATTTTTGAGTGAAGGTCTGATGGGCGGAGGTTTGGCTGCTGGTCTGATAGGCGGAGGTTTGGCTGCTGCTCTTAATTGGGGAAACAAAGGAGAAATTCATACTCTTTTGAGTGGAGGTCATGAAAATGACAGTTCAAAAGACCTAAAGGATTATTATAATAGTCTTCAGTCGCAGAAATTACAGGCCGGTGTGAAGGAAGACGACTCTAATCTTGCAATACAGCGTGAAGCACTCATGAAGATTGTTCAGAAGCTTGATGAGATGGACAAGAGCGGAAAGCATAATCCTGCCGTCGATAAACGTAAGGAAGAGATTCAAAAAGAAATTGATGATCTGAGTAAGGACAAGGCCCAGAAGGAAAGCCAGATCAAGGCGCTTCAGAGTGGTGATATTATACAGACACCACAACAGCAGATTGCCGCCACGAGAAGTACCGGCCAAGTAGCCCTTCCTGTCGGTGGAGGCGTCGATTCTGTGTCTCCTGATCAAACACAACCAACATTCGGCCAGACCGTCGATGCTCAGAGAAACCAAGGCGCGGCTGATATTCTTGGAAGAAAGCTTGGTGGTGATCACACAATAACACAAGGTTCGGGCGGCGGTTCTGGTGGTGGTGATCACACAATAACACAAGGTTCGGGCGGCGGTTCTGGTGGTGGTGGTCATATTGGTGGTGCTGGTGCCGCTATTGGTGATAAACTCACAAAGCATCTGATGGAAAAATATGGTCTGACCAGAGAACAGGCGACTGGTCCCGTTGGTGTGATGGGTTATGAAAGTGGTAATTTTAAAACTCTACAAGAAATTGGTCATTCTGGAACTGGATCGGGATATGGATACGCACAGTGGACAGGACCACGTAGAACTGCATTTCTTGAATGGTCAAAGGAACATAAGTTAAATCCTTCCAGTTATGAAGCCAATGAAGGATTTATGGATCATGAATTAGAAACAACGTATAAACATGTAATTCCTCATATAAAGAATGAATCTACCGCCAGAGGTTCGGCACATTCTTGGGAAACACATTTTGAAGGAATGAGAGAAGGTGGTCCCGGTGTTCCTGCATTTGAAAAACATATGCAGAGAGCCCAAGATTACTATGATCAGGGTATGGGTACTCCCGGATTTAAGGGCGGGGGAAGTATTGGAAACGAATCTGGTGGCGGTTCTGGTGGTGGGGTGAACGATTTAAAGACATCGGATCAGGTCTTAGACCACGTAAAGGCCATGCGTGATAAAGGATTAATAACGGATGATGAGTGTGTTTCTTTGGCGATGGCAAGTGTTGGCGTCAGAAAAGGGTCGGGCCAAGACGGATCAAATGTTCATCAATGGACATTTAAAAAAGGTGAAAATGCCTTCGATAAGGATTTGCCTATTGGAACACCTGTTTCCACACATTTAAATAGAGATGGGTCGGAATCCGACAAATATGCTGGTGGGGGAGGGGGGACACGCCATGCTCATTTAGACCATGCAGGAACTATTGCGGGATATAGAATTAATCCTGCTACAGGTGCAAGAGAAATGGGTATTGTTGAACAATTTCATAATATAAGAGAAAAAATGGGAGTAAACGAAAGACTTCATTGGCTTCCTAGGGATGGTTTTGGTGAATCCGCAGGCAAGAATTATTCTCCAATAAGAGATAGTCAGGGTAATCCATTAAATGGAAATCAAAATCCATTATATCGACAGGAACACCCTGAGCATTATGATCAAACTCCTGCCGAAGCTTCACATCCTTCCATCGTTGCTGCCGCTCAAAATATTGCCTACTCTGTAGGTAAAGTTCTTGAACAACATACTGATGGTGTCAACGGCATGATGGGCCGTGACGACTCAGGATTTGATGGCGACAAACGATTTGGTCAGATGAGAAATCGTGGTCATGATCTTCATGCTGACATGCATGGAAGATTTGGTGGTTCCAATCCTATGGCCGGTGATGCAGGCATGATGGGCCGTATGGGTATTCAACCAACAGACGATCAGAGAGAAGCTGCCGAAATAAAGGCCAATGCCAATAGATGGAAAGAAAATCATGATCCTCGTTTTAACATGCATGGAAGATTAGGCGGTTTCAATTCTCGGGATAGTGATGCAGGCATGATGGGTCGTAATGATTCTATGTTTGATAATAACAGAATTATGGAAATGAAGAATAGAGCGGGTGGTCTTCAGCCAAGAGACGATGACGAAAAAGAAGCTATTGAAATAAAGGCCAATGCCGAGAGATGGCAACATAAGTTAATCGATCCTAAGATGCTGGGAAGAGGAAGACCTAATTCTATGGACAACATGAAAGGCCGTGATGACGCCTTTTATGATGGAAGTCTGGACAACATGCGAGGTCGTAAAGACGCCGGTTATGATGGAAGTAGAATGGACAACATGAAAGGTCGAAGTGACGCCGGTTATGATGGAAGTAAATTGATGGATTCTAACTTCTACAAGTCAGAAGACACCGACCTAGATTCATTGATTCAAAAGCCAGACCTTATAAACTACGCAGCCCAGATTAATCAGACGGCTATCAACAAGGATGCCTCTAAACCTAATGAGAAACCTCAAGACGCCATGCAAAAACTCTTTACAGAACTAAAATCTCATGATAAAGATGGTGTCAAGGATATCAAAAAGGAGAAGCATGAGGCCGGTCCTGTGTCTCCACCCGATGAACGAATTAAAAAACTGTTCACAAATTACGGTGGTATAGGCCACGGTCCACAGTAAGGATTTATTTATGTCAAAAATTAGGTTTATTGGTGATATCCACGGCGATACCAAGGCGTGGGAGCAGCTTATTCAGGATTGTGATGAGTCGATTCAGGTGGGGGATTTTGGCGCTGGTTTTGTGCCGATTCCCGATCCGCAGGATATTTCCGTGAATCACAAATTCATCCGTGGTAATCATGACTCGCTCCATGCGTGTCGCAATTCGTCGCGATGGATTCCTGATGGCACCTACGATCCCAAGCATCGGATGTTCCTGATGGGTGGTGCCTTCTCCATCGACTGGCAAAATCGCACACCCGGTGTCTCATGGTGGGGAGATGAGGAACTGTCCTATCAGGAACTTTATGGGATGATTTCTCGTTATGAGGAACTGAAGCCTCAAGTGATGGTGACGCACGACTGCCCTGAAAACATGTATTTTAAATTGTTTCCGGTGGAGACGAGCAAACACCATTATCCAAACCGAACGTCAAAGGCGCTTCAGGCGATGCTCGAAATTCACCAACCTAAATTGTGGATTTTCGGTCATTGGCATAGTTTTCGAAATGAAGTCATCGACGGCACCAGATTTTTATGTTGTGACATTAATCAGGCGATTAATGTTGACTTACCGACATATGAATGATATATTAAGAACTCACAAAAAAGGAGAATAAAAATGTCAGACAATACAAAAAATTGTATCCACGCCAGTATCCACGAATCAGATAAGGATATTGGCAACGACAAGAAGCCCGAAAAGAAGTCAAACGCAATTCATGCCTCGATAAGACCAGACGACAAGACGGGTCAGGAGCGTGAAGGTGGAGACAAGACTTCTTGGATCAAGAAGATTCTCACCAAGAAGAAGTGATTACATAGACTGATTGAGTCTATTTGCTTCATCAGCCTGTTGAATAGTCTTGGAAACCATTTGAAGGGTTAAAGTCCTTTCAAATGGTATTTCATTTTCAATTTCTTCCAGAGAATAACCGTGATGGTGCCGCAGGGCAAAGTTTGTCGAATAATACGCGCTTAGAGTATTATGGATTAGAGATACAAAAAAAAATCCATAAGTGAGTTAAAGGTCAGAATTTTTTCGTTGCCATTACTGTTTATATATTTCAGAGAGTGGCGAATTGATGGCGTTGATAGTAGGAAGTCCTTAATTTTATGAAAGGTCTTTACGTCGAGGCTGTCAATAAAATCCCGCAGTTCCAAGTGTGACATCTCGATATATTCGTCGTTACTGAACACCTTATCAACACAATTTACAACTAATTCGAACAGGCCTTCCGCTGCCAGACGTTCCTTGAAGTCTTTGTTGTCGTAGATCGAGGCCATCGGATATTGCATCACCATAACCGTCTTATCGTCCACCTTGATATTCTTGTCGGGGGCGTTTTCATCGAATTGAACCTCAACATCATTAAAATTAATTGAAAGAGGATATTCCTTTCCATCTTCAACATCTTTGACTACGAAATTTTCCATATTGTTGACCGAGGCGGCGCGAAGCCTTAGAAATATAAATTCCAGATCGAAGAGTGGAATCTCGTTGACGTTGAAGTCTTCTTCCTGACAGCATACATTCACCACGTCCTTGATAGCCCTGAGAATATCGTTGATGTCCTTACTCTCCTTGGCGAGAAGGAGAATCTTTTCCTCCTTGACGAGGTATCGGCGGAAGGCTAGTTTCTTTTTAGTAGAAGGCTGGTCAATAAAAAATATTGGATATACAATTTTAGGTATCATTTCATTTCCTTATGAAACCGCCAAAGACCACTCTTTGAAGGTGAATCCTACAGTTATTTTAAATAAGTTGTTGGTCTGTTCCCATATTAGGGGTGACGCCGAGAACATGATGGGCTTCGCTCTTGTCACGAAGACCGTCTGGATGATGTTTCCGAGGTTGTCATATATATTTATACTGATATTAGGTGCGACAATATCGTCGTCATACATCGTCGTATATCTAGGAAGCGTGATGCTGGTGGTGCTGCCGCCCGTCGAGGTTCCTGATGTGGTGCTGGTCTCGGAAAAGTTATAAATCGAATTAATCCATGAATAAAAGAATGTGTAAATAGTGCCACTCTTATCCGCGATGAAGGTTATCTTGATGTCGCCAAAGACGGCGTTATATGGCGTCTTCACCGATGGTCCAAGGCCATAACGCGCCGTTTCGTTCGAAAGAAGCGCGGCGACGGGGAGATTCACACTCTCGGCTCTGAAAGCCAGAAGTTGGGGCAACTCCGACTGTAGAATGTCACCATTCTTGGCATTACTGAATATGTTTGGTAGGGTGATATTCACATCAAATTTAGAGCTACTGGATACCCCGTACTGCTGTATATTTGTTATGAAATCGTTGATATTAAATGCCATATCGTTCCCTTAAGTTTTTAATAAACTAGCAGCCCACACATACTCGGCAGACTTCTTTTTAAATCTATTTAATGGCAACAGGATGGCGTAGTCCCAAGCCGTGGGTGGAACATATTGGAAGGGACTTCTGATGTGGGCGAAGAGATATCGATGAACACAAGGTTTGAATAATTTAAACTGACCCGCCGCCTTGAGAATCTGGTAGGTGATGACCAGCTTGGAAGTCTTATCATACTTGTCATTATTCATGGTCTTATAAAGAGCATCCATCAACTTCGCTCTCATGAAAGGAGGAAGGTAATGGAGGTTGATGCCGAGAAATCCATCACTATAAAATTCAATTGGAAAGATAAGTGGAAATACGTCATAGTATTCTAGCGTCAGCTTATGCTTTGGATCATAGGCGAAGAAGTACAGTTTCCCGATAGAATTTGGGCTGATTTGTTCGATATTCTGGAAGGCGGTGGCATTTTTTTGAAAGTCTTTTGGATTGACATACTTCGTGCCATAGGCCTTCTGTCGGAACCACTCCCGCGCTTCCTCCGCATCCTTCTTCAGGTCGAAGCCTTTCAGCTTGGCCGTTTTCGCAAGTTGCTCAAACTTATACATTCATGAATCCTCTTGTTTTTCATATTTATTGCGTTTTAGGATTGACTTCTAAGGGACATTCTGTTAGAAGTTTAAAACTGATTATGGGGTTGTGTAACATGGGAAATGAAAAAGTCATCGTTTGGCGGCTGGAAGATGACGCCACGAGAAGTGGCGTCTACAACTATAAATTTGGAAGGCCACTTAGAAACATAACCGAACCTCTTTTTTATAAGAATGAAGGAAAATATAATTTCTGGTCGTGGAATTTTCATCCAAAAGACCCTCATCGTATGCCTGAGCCGCGAGAGGATGGAATAGTAGATTTTCGTGGTGGTATTGACTATTGTGGGTTTGAGTCTCTTCGACAATATTATAAATTTTTCAACCCAATTGTTAGAAAAATGCTGGCGAAAACGACGACAATAAAGTTGGTGGCATACGAAGTTGAAAAAAAGAGGATGAAATTCGGTAAAAGCCAAGTGATGTTCGAACGTTGCGAATCTAAGATGGTCAAGAAATATTCTCCTGCTCACCGGCCCCGAAAAAAAGTTCAAAAATAGAAATTTTCCTATTGACTTAGAAGTTCTAACCTCTTATAACCGGGACATGGAGACGGGGATCGTCTCTCATTCAAAGGATAAAGATCATAATGATTGAGGAATATAAGACTAAGTGGTTGGAGGCTCTTCGTTCCGGTGATTACAAGCAGGGGCGTGAAGCCCTGAAGAAGAGAAGCAGGGATAAGGGTGCAGGACCACGGTACTGTTGCCTAGGTGTTTTGGGTGAATGTATTCACAAGGATTTCTTCAGTGATTCTCGTGATGAGGCGCATTATATTCCAACTAAAAATCGATATACTTTCGAGTTGGATGATGAGCATCTTAAAAAGGTCGGCCTAGATTGGGATGATCAGGAGTATCTCATGAAGGCGAATGATCTTCATAACTGGTCTTTCAATAGGATTGCGGATTACATCGAAGAAAATCTATAATAAATAAAGGTTCCGGCTCTGGCGTTAGACGCGGGAGGGATTTATAAACCCTTTAGCATCAGATGGGTGTTCTTGACTAGGAGCGTAACCTAGAGGGCCGACCAATTTTTTCATCTTACATCTCAAAGGAGTTATGACGTTGCAGATTTATAATTTGCCTGCTGGTAAATATACTATAGGAGACCCTGCATATTTCTTTTCAGACAAGGATCAAGACGACTGGCTACGCTTTATCGAATCAAATGATTTTGTTGACGACGAGGGGATGGGATTTCTTCTGGATGTTAATACAATAGTTGTGGTCTTTCATACTACCCATGGCGATGGTAAATTTGAAGACGACATGGGTAATTCCTATCCTGTTGACTCCGGTTTGATAGGCATAATTCCTTTTCGGGAAGGTACCGACGTTCCTTCTGGTCATACCATGATTGAGTTTGATCGGAACTTCGAATGTTTCAACAACAACGGCTTCCTCCACTTTGGAGATATCTTTATAGATACGCAGGGTGATGACGAAGATGACATTTATTTTAACGAAGACGAGGGGAGTTTGTATGATGACGAATGATAATCTAGTAGGCCGTTACGACGCATTTCTCAACGCCATGACCTTCGGATACTTCCAAGGAACACGCTTTTATATCACTTCGATTATGAGGTTCTAATGACATTTATCATTATTATTGTTGTTTTACTACTCATAGGAGTAATATGATATTCTGGTTTTGTTTTTGTTTCGCTTTGTTTTCTTTTCTACTGTCCATGAGGTAATATAATGTTCTGGATTCTTGCATTTCTCTGGGTAACCAGCGGTATTGCCAGCTTTTACTTTAGTTCTACTAAAGCTATGCTTCATGATCGGACTATGGTTGTGCTGGGTATATTTTGTGGTGCCACCTGTGGACCGTTTGGGATTTTCTGGTTTTTTGATAAGGAATAAAAAATTGTTGAAAATTGGTGAAGGATATTTTATTTTTGTCAAGTATGACGACGGCTCGGTGAACCTTCTGAATACTTTCTATCCTGATAACATGGCTTATGAGCCTTTGAAGCTTCATAGGCTGTTGACAACGGCTCGTCATAAGCTTAATCAGTGGTATGACAGCTTCTATCAGGACCGTGAGGGACATCTCCTATTGGGAATCGGTACACATGATTCCACTGGTGTTTGGAAGCTGGTGAGTATTCTATGACCCTTGCACAACTCGTAAAATTGAACTACAATTTCCTTCGTTTTTCAAATGGGGAATTTACATACGCCTCGGATAATGAGGCATTTTTTAAGATTCGTATTCCTCTTGAAGAAGTTGGAAATGGAACACTTCTTTCCTATGAGAAGGGAATTGTTCTCATGAAGTGGATCAGGAAGGAATTAGAATTACGTGAACAAGTAGAGGAAACTAAAAATGACTGAGATTACACGAAAGTTGGCGACAGTTCGTCGCATTGCCGAGATTAGAGATATTCCCGGTGCCGATAGAATCGTCGCCTATCGGATTGATGGGTGGTGGGTTGTCTCTCGGAAGGGTTATTCTGTCGGAGAATTGGTTTGTTATTTTGAAATTGATTCATTTCTCCCGGTCGAGGAACGTTATGAATTTCTTCGAAAGAGCGGCTTCAAGTCAACCAAGAATTTGGGTGATGGCTTCCGTCTCCGCAGCATCAAGTTGAGGGGTCAGATTTCACAGGGTCTCATCCTGCCTTTGGATGAATTCCCTGAAATCATCAACGCCACGAATGAGGATGGTCAGTTGTTGACCGATTTTCTTGAAGAGGGAGAAGACCTGACCGAACTTCTCCATATTCAAAAGTATGAGAAGCCCATTCCTACCAGCCTTCAGGGCATCGCGCGGGGCAACTTCCCCTCGTTCATTCCGAAGACGGATCAGGAACGGTATCAGAACATTCGTGAATGGGAGTTGGAGAAATACAAAACAATGCCATTCGAAGTCACCATCAAGATGGATGGGTCGTCTATGACGGTCTATAAGAATGATGATGACTTTGGGGTTTGCTCCCGCAACATGAACTTGGCTGATGACGCCGAAAAGAATTTTCATAAGGAAGGAGGATCAGAAAATCTCTTCTGGAAGGTAACTCGTAAGCTGGGTCTCAAGGAGGCGCTTCTTGCCCTTAATATGAACGTCGCGCTTCAGGGTGAACTGGTTGGTCCCGGAATTCAGGGTAATCCATACGGTATCAAGGAGCATGATTTCTATCTGTTCGACATTTATGACATTGACACGAAACGATATCTTTCTCCGTTTGAACGTATCGTCCTGATTGGAATGCTGAAAGGTTATGCTGTTGAATTAACGTTGGCTCCAATTTGTTATGCTAGCATCTTCTTTAACGACCTTTTGAATGCTGACTTTATTCATGAACTTGCCGACAAATCCGTCTTCCAGAATGAAGATGGTAAGTCTTATCCCGCCGAGGGTCTTGTCTTCAAGTCAAACGATGGTGAGTTTAGCTTCAAGATGATATCAGACCGATATCTTCTCAACGAAAAGGACTGAACATGATCAAAGTCTATACACGAATAGAACCTTGTCCATTTTGTGACAAGGCCAAGAAACTTCTAAACATCCATGAAATCCCCTTCACAGAATTTGTGATTGGTAAGGATGTTAGCCGTTCATGGGTACATGAGGCATTTCCGTCGATGTATACCGTTCCGATCATTGTCGATGAGAATCGTCTGATTGGTGGGTATGATTCACTCCTGAATGAAATCACGAATGTAGGCTTTGGAAAGACCCTGCTTCAAGAGTAGTATTTTATTACCTAAATATTTCAGACAATGGCCCGAGGAAACTCGGGCCATTTTTTTTTGACATCTCCTTATAATAAATAATTAAAATTAGGAGATTGTACTTTGGATTTAAATGCTGTCTATAAAAAGGTTCTCGGTCTGAAGGAGGAAGACGCCGCGTCAGCGCCGAATCCTCAACAGAAAAAGATGCCGAAGCGCCGCACCAAGATTTTAATCAATCCTCCGCTGAACGAACTTTCAAAGACCATTCTTTCCAAGTACATTAAGAAGGCGAAGAATGATATCGGTAACAAATCATTCGTGGCCGGTGTCAACTCCACCAAGAAGGGCAACGAGGCGAAGGCGCTGACGGTAGCCCTCATTAACAAGGCGCAGGATCGTTCTAAACAGGTCAACAAGGCCGTCAATAAGATTTCCGAGGGATTGGTGGCGGATACATCGTCTGCCGTCAATGACCCTTATGGAGCCTTGGCTAACCCCAAGATGGGATTCTTTTTAAAGAACCTCGCCTTTCAGGTCATTAACAAGAGAACCGAATCGGTCGAGCAGATTGAGGAAAACTACGATCATCTTCTGGAATATAAAGAAGAATATGACGAAATCATGGAAGAGATTGAAGAGATTAATGAGGTCAAGAAGGTTGCTGCTGGAAAGAAGCCAAAGGTAACTCTTGGTGTAAAGGCGGCTGCTTCCGTAGCCAAGAAGAAGAAGCCCAATACGGCTGCTAAAATGCAGGAAGGTAGGGACTGGCATAAGAATCATCCTGTCGATCATATGAATATTGTCAACGCCTATAATGATTCAAATCCTGAAGAGAAGGCTTTCGGTAAGAACTGGTATTCCGACGCACATAAACTAACCAAGTTCCTTTCAAAGGGATCGGGCCATTCCATGAGCACCGTGGCCGGTGTTATCGCCAACCATTCCCCACAGAACGGAATTTATCAAAACTATCATGACGCCGTGCAAGTTCTTGATAAGGGTCAGGGGATCGGTGGTAAGGGTCAGGGCATGATGGCATCTGAAAAGCAGAAGGCCGTCGATGATAAGATGTTTGCTGGTGAACATTATGATACCGCGCTGAAAGGTAAGAAAGTCAAATCCTTCGCTCATCTCTTAGAACATGGTCGTCAGACCGATCCTTCACGCCCAAGAGTTGTTATTGATCGTCACGCTCACTCTGTCGCATCAGGAGCCCGTATTACTGACAATGCTTTCGGTATGGCAGGCTTGAAGAACAAGGGTGTCTATGAAAATATTGAACATCATTATCTGAAGGCGGCTGAACATCTTCGTGTCAAGCATGGCGTCAATATAGAGCCAGAACAGCTTCAGGCGACGACATGGGCATGGCGTCAGCGTAAGAATCAGGAAGCCGAGCAGGCTGGTCCTATTCCCGGTGAAAAGAAGAAGCGCGGCGGTGGTGCAGCCAAGAAATCTATACATCAAGAAAAAAGCTGGAATGAGTTTGCCAAGACTCGTTTTGCTGGCCAGAAGTTGCCCAAGGTTCCCGGTCATGGATTTAAGGAACAGAAGCCCGAATCTGAGTTTGCCGGTGAGGAACCACAACCATATCATCATAATACAAAGTGGAAACTTCATGCCGCGAAGCTACTAAAGGCAGAGGGGCCTTCCGACACTTGGACACACCAATTCTAATACAATAAATAATAAAAATAATAAGAAAAGGAAAACAAAATGCCACTTTGGGGAAATTCAGACGTATCGGCTTCAGCGCCAAAAGAAAAGCAGTTATTCATTAACAGCCAAAACGCTGGTCAACATGCCAACGGCTCAACACTATATCATAACACCACGCCTTCCGCGACAACAAACGGAATGATCGTCGGTCTCTATGGTGTGACAAAGACGATGATTCAGGCTGCACAGGCCAACCATGCGACTAATCTTTCTCAGCCGGGATGGGTTCTTGTCAGACAAGGAACAGGACCAGTAATGTCTCTTGCCGCGTCTCCCGGTGGTCTTTCTTATAATAACACCGACGTTCTGACAATTTCTAGCAATGGTTGCGCGAATGCGACGTTCCATCCTGTCACAAATGCAACTGGTGGTATTCTTTCCTTCACCACAAACTCTGCTGGATTTGGATTTCCAAATACTGCCTACGTGACACAGACATGGGCTAACTCAACAGGCGGCGCAACTGGTGGATCAGGCGCAACTGTTACCCTTACTCTTGGTGGTCGTGCAGGCAGAATCAATAGAGAAACATTGGTTTCCATGAAGTCGATGCAGAGTGCTTCCAATACAAATTTATTCCCTAACGTATAAGAGTAAAACATGGCCGGTAATAACTCAATCAAACTAAGCGCGATTCAAACTAAGAATAACGCCGATGGAACCGATCAGGTTGTTGCCGTCAGCAATGTCTCGGGTGGAGATGTTCTGATTCAGGTCTCTAATCTGTTTTCTAATTCTACTCTATGGGCCAACAATCTGGTTTTGAAACAAAATAATACGCCTGCAAATTCAACAGCAAATGTGATCGGTGGATCGATTTGGTCTGATGGAACCTATATTTACGTCGCCACATCGAACAACACCATTAAGCGTGTTGGTCTAACATCATTCTAAGGAGATTTTAAATGAGACTTTCACAACTTAATAACATCAACAAGGCAGCGGCGGAATTACTTGGTTTCGATACCATCAACGAGGCATATCACGCCAAGGATCGTGAAGCGAGAGAAGAAATCTTCGCCAATCAAGTGCATCATCAGAAAATGGTTGGTCGTCATCAGGCCATTTCTGCTGGTACTACAAAGGATAAAGACCTCACAAAACATGATCTTGCCATCATCGCCCACTCATTTGCTTCCAAGCATTTTAATAATCTAGGTCAGATTAGTGGTTATAATGGTCAGGTGCCAGAAGATTATCATCAGGATCGTGACTTCTATGACAAACTTAACAAACTTATTAGTGGTCGTGCTAATGCCAAGTCTAAAGATTGTGGTGTAGACTGCGACACTTCTAAATAATACTATAAATAGTTGTTATGAAGGACAATTTAACTCACGACAACTATTTACTTCTCTGTGCCACACACTACCGAAACGCACAATGTAGCGGGACGGAGGAATTTCTAGACGACCTTAAGCGTATCAAATACCTTAAGAAGATTTTTACAAGGTATGAGTCCAGTAAGAATATAGACGAAAGGCTAGTCCTAAATCACATCATTATTTTAAATAATGTATTCGGGCCGAAATTTTTAAATAGAATGTTATTTTTGAAAATGATTGATCAGATGAAATATATTAAACCCTTCCTAGTATATTTAAATATACTCCCTGTTATAGTCGATTCGGTTGATGGAAAAATATTTGACACGACGGATATCCAGATGGATGAAGTAATCATCACCAAACTTAGAGAATTTTCAAGGGATAAATAGGAGACATTCATTCTAAGGAAAAGTCATGTCTCAAATCAACGAACTAGATAATAAGACTCTGGATAAATTCATCACCAAGACGCTGGAAAAGCAAATGAAGTCTTACATTTCTGGTAAGGCAAATCAGGCTCTTATTCAAAAACATCGTAAATTCATCTCTCTTGCCCATGACAAGATTGAGAAGAAGGATCAATCAGAACTAAAGAAAATTTTTGGTGAGGGTGTCGAGTTGATGGGTAAGCGTAAGAAGCCTTCCCTGCTCCAGCGTTACAAGCATCGTCTGAAGATGAATGAAGACGGTGAGGCACCTACTAACGCCATGGGAAACTCGTCATCGACACAGGGGCCAATTCAGACTTTCGATCCACTTTTGGGACAGAAAAAGAAAAAGAAAAAAGACGTAAGCCAAGAAGGAGAATGAGATGATAGATTGGAGTCACCTTTTTGGTATAAAATATTTTGTTTCGATAGTGGGGGGGGCCTTAGTTATGCTCGGGTCCGGTATCGAACCGTCTGTTGGTATCTGGGTTGTCTCTCTCGGCGGATCACTTCTGACTGTTTCCCTTGGGCAGGATCAATCTATATTTAATATCTTTATTAATGTGATGATCGGATTATTCTTCGGTATATTTGGCTCTCAGATTATTCACACATGGGAACCGCTGATGCCGCAGATTGCCGCCTCATTCTTTTTATCTATGTTCGGTGTGAATATCACACAATATATGATTAGAAATCTTAGAACAAATACATTTTCAGAAATTGTGGCCACAATTATTGATCGTATCATTCCATGGAAAAAGGAAAAGGAAAAGGGTGGGACTAGAGGATGAACTTCATAGACAACTTTAATTTATTCTTCATCTATATTTTACCTATAGATTTTTGGAATATCATCGAGATGACAGCAGGCATTGGAATCACCTTTGCCTGCATTATTCAACGTGCCAAGTGGGATATATTTTCTTCTTCGGAAAGTAATATTATAGGAAAATGGACGGTGAAGGTAGGTCAGTTGGGTCTCTACTGTCAGATGATGTTAGGTGTCGTCACATGTATTGATGGTTATTTTAATTATATTCATAATTCCAGCCATGTTGTTTTGGCCATGTGGGTGTTGTCGGCCTCATTGGTAAAATATAGTGTATATCTAAACTTCATAAATGTCCTCGTCTTGAACAAGGTGCCGCACATATCCCTTCAAAAAATTCATTCCGACCAGATCATGGAATGATCTTGACAAACTTCTAAAACGGGAATATCTTCCACCTTCCATTGGAGGGTAGATGAATTATTTAGTAATTAAATATCTTAGCTTCGTGTCGGCCCAGCTTAGAAATTTCAAAAAGAAATCCGACAATCTCTATAATTTCTCATGTCCATATTGTGGAGACTCCAAGCGCAATCCGCGTAGGGCTCGTGGTGACGTGTTCGAACATGACGGAACAACATTTTTTAAGTGTCATAAGTGTGGCAAGTCCCGCAGCTTCGATGATTTTCTCAACGATCAAGACGCCAGTCTCTTCAGGGAATATATCCGCGAGAAGCTTTTTAGACCCAAGAAGGAACAGGTCTTGGATTATAAGACCAAGGCACCAGAATTCAAGTCGAAGCTGGTCACGCCTTCTCTCTGCTCGATTAAAGACCTTCCTGACGACGACGCCATGAAACAGTATGTGCTTGGGAGAAAGATTCCAGAGAATCGTCTGGGGTTGCTGTTCAAGTGTCCCAACTTTCGAAAATATACAAATGATTTGATTCCTAATAAATTCAGTGAGGGAGCATTGAAGCATGACGAAGAGCGGCTGGTGATCCCCTTCCTGTCGGAGAGTGGCGACTTCTTCGGCTTTGCTGGTCGATCCCTCGATCCAAAAAACAGTCAACGGTATATCAATATTATTCTTGACGAGAATGTGCCGCATGTCTTCGGCCTAGAACGATGGGATAAGACCAAGACCACTATCGTTTTAGAAGGTCCATTAGATGCTCTATTTTTAGAAAATTCTCTTGCCACGCTGGGTAATGACATGGTATCATCCATGAAGAATTTCGACAAAGAGAACCTTGTTTTTTGTTATGATAATGAGCCTCGGCATCCCGAAACCAAGAAGAAAATCGAGAAGGCCATCAAGGCGGGATATAAAGTGGTCATCTGGCCACGGTCCATACAAAAAAAAGATATCAATGCGATGATTTTAGGGGGTCTGTCCGTAAAATATGTCGAAGAAGTCATTTCTTCTCATACTTTCCAAGGACTTAGAGCCCAAGCAGAGATTATCTCGCGAAACTTCTCATAAACCCAAAATCGATAAATAACCAACACACCAAGGAGCTATTTTTGAAAGAGACTGATTTTCAGGCTAAGGTAATTCTTATTTCCGAGCCTTCATGTGGTAAAACACTTACTTTCGATTCTTTAGGTGGTAAAACACTTACTTCTTGGCCTTCATGTGGTAAACCGCTTATCACAATCCAAATCCGCTATCCACGCATCATTCATTCTGAAGTAATAACGCATAGGGCATTTTCACGCAACGCTCGTTCTAGTCGGGCCGTGCCTGTAAAGAATTTACTGGCAGAAGAAATTTATACACCCTACTTCATGAAAAATCAGCCGGGAATGCAATCTTTTGAAAAGTTTTCTATCGAAGAGCAGGACGAAATTCAAAAGGAATGGAATCGTTTCGCCAAGGAGACACAACGTTTCTCCAAGTGGTTGTCATACAAGGGTGTTCATAAACAGTGGGCCAATCGTCCTCTGGAGTGGTTCGGCTACATTGATACGCTGATCACCGCCACCGATTGGGATAACTACTTCGCCCTCCGTATTCATAAAGACGCCATGCCGGAAATCCGCGAGTTGGCCAAGGTCATGGACAAGGAAATCGCTCGGGTCATCCAAGAAAAAACTAAAGGCGTATACCAAGTTCTTTATCCAACGGAGTGGCATCTTCCTTATATTTCTGTAGATGATTATACTTCTATTTTGGAAAATGATAATCAACATAATGGAGAAGCATTATATATTCCACTTCTGAAGCTTTCCGTCGCCAGATGCGCCAGAGTTTCTTACGCTCCTTTCGACGGTAACGCCAGTCTGGAAAAGGAATTTCAACGGTTTGAATTGCTTCGTGACGCCAATCCAATTCATGCAAGTCCTTTCGAGCATCAGGCCAAGATGGCGACATGGACAGAAGACCCTACGGGATATGGTGGAGACGATGATTATATCAGAAGTAATCTGGCCTTTCCATGGATTCAGTACCGTAAGATTATCGAGCAAACGTTATGAGTGAAACACCACTAAATTTTATTGAAGATATAAAGGCGGCTGTTTCTTATCATCTCTTCGAACCTAATAATGAGTATACACGTCAACAAATCAAGTCTAGTATTTGGAAGGTAGTTTTTCAACATTATGTGATAGGTGAATGTCTTTGTGATTATGATGGAAACTTCTATACACAAGAAGTAATAATCACAAGAAAAGAAAAAGAACCGCCGTTACCAGTATCCGTGTTAGAAGCATATGATCAATACGTCAACAATGGATATGGTTGTTATGACGACAACGGTGATTTAAAAGACGATTACAGAGATTTCATAAAAAATAAAAATAATAAGGAGCAAGATGTTTAAGGATTCACTATATTCACAGTTCATTTTTACGAGCCGGTATGCACGATACATTGATAGTAAGAATAGACGAGAGACTTGGTCAGAGACCGTAAAAAGATACTTTGATTTCATTGGGGAGTCTTTGAAGGAGAAGCATAACTACGATATCGCTCCTTACTATGACGAATTATACAATGCCGTTCTGAACCATGATATCATGCCTTCGATGAGGGCTCTGATGACGGCTGGTCCCGCCGCGAAGAAGAACCATGTCGCCCTGTATAATTGCGCCTACCTTCCGATGGATGACATGAAGTCGTTCGATGAGGAAATGGCCATCCTCATGTCAGGCACAGGCGTCGGCTATTCCGTCGAGTCGGATAACGTCAAGCAGCTTCCTGAGTTGCCCGACACCTTCTTTGAGTCAGACACAACCATCATCTTTGATGACTCTCGCCTTGGCTGGTCCAAGGGCTACCGCGAGTTTTTGAGCCTGTTGATGATTGGTCAAATACCCAAGTGGGACATGAGCAAGCTTCGGCCTGCCGGGGCTCGTCTGAAGACCATGGGTGGTCGTTCTAGTGGACCGGACCCATTGGTCGAACTTCTACGCTTCACACTCAACACCTTCAAGAAGGCGGCTGGTCGTCGTCTCACCACGCTAGAGGCACATGATATAGCCTGTAAGGTGGCGGATATCGTCGTGGTTGGTGGTGTGCGTCGTTCGGCGCTTATCTCGCTCTCCGACCTTAATGATGACCGTATGCGCGACGCCAAGAGCGGGACGTGGTGGAAGACCAATCCTTATCGTCGCCTCGCCAATAACTCGGCTGTATATAATGAGAAGCCCGACATGGGCGTCTTCATGAAGGAATGGTTGAGCCTTTACGAGTCTCATTCTGGGGAACGTGGGATCGTCTCCCGCAAGGCCATCAGGCGCGTGATTGACAACGCCAACGAATATCGTTCAATCAACTTTGAGGATGCTCCGCAACGTGACACCAACCATGAATTCGGGGTAAATCCATGTCTTCATCCCGATAGTATGGTCGAAACGATCCATGGAAGAGTAAAAATTAAAGATATTAAGGAACCAACCATGGTTTATTCTATGGACAAAAATGGTAAACTTTGTATTAGAAATTCTTCTGCTTCTTGGATTAGTAAGAAAAAGGCTAATACATTGAAAATTACAATTTCTTCTTGTAAAGAATTGATTTGTACACCCGACCATAAGATTTATGTAGAAGGTCGTGGGTGGCTGGAAGCACAGAATATAAAAATTGGTGATAGAGTAGTTCATCTTACCAGAAATCGTAGGGGGGCAGCATATTCTGGTGTAAAATTAACCACACAAACAAAACAAGAAATTGTGATGGAACATAGATTAGTTTTCGAGGCTTACTATGGAAAAATTCCTGTCGGATATGATGTACATCATATTGATGGAGATACATATAATAATGATATTGATAATTTAGAATGTTTGTCTCATGAAGATCATGCGCGTTTAACCGGCATAGAACAGCCAAATAATCATGGGGTTGTGGGATATAATGATAAATGTGTAAATAATATTGGATTTATTTCTCCCGAAAATTCTAGACATGGGGCCAAGGTAATTATTCCTATCCCAGAAGATTTAAAAAGCAATTTACATCAATATGCAAATGTAATTTCTATTCAAGAAGGACCGATTACAGATGTTTATGATCTTAGTGTGGAAGACACTCATAATTTTATTGCAGATTTTATTGTTGTCCATAATTGCGCGGAAATCATTCTACGTCCCTATGAATTCTGTAACCTGACATCAGTCCAGATTTATGAGGATGACAGTAAGCAATCCATCCTGAATAAAATCAAGTTGGCGACGATCCTTGGCACCTTCCAGTCTTGCTTCACAGATTTTAAATATCTGAAAAAGAAGTGGCAGCGTAATTGTGAGGAAGAGCGTTTGCTGGGTGTCTCTCTCAATGGCGTCTTCGATAATGGTTGGACGAATGGTCAGGCCTATGAGAATAATGAGTTTGATGAAAATGCTCAATTTGATTTTGAAAATTTCCGAACTTCTATGAAGGCGGAAGCCATCAGAACAAATATGAAGGTGGCCAAGGAAATCGGCATCAATGCCTCCGTCGCCATCACCTGTATCAAGCCAGAAGGGTGTATATCTTTAGATACAAAAATTAAAACAACGGAAGGAAATAAATCTATTGCCTCTATATTTGGAGAATTGACTTCTTATGATATATTTGAAATGGATGGTGGTAATTGGATAACTCCTGACAGAAAAATGTATGTATATGATGAAAATAATGAAGAAAAGGAAATTACTAAATTATATGTGAATGGTTTAAGCGAAGTATATGAAATTACTATGGAAGATAACACCATAGTAAAGTTGACTGCTAACCACCAATTAAAAACGGTTGATGGATGGAAAAAGGCAAAAGATTTATCTGAAAATGACGAAATTTTGTCTTGGTAAAAATTGTCACCCAAACGAATTATGGGTGTCTTACTTTACTTCTTCTAAATCCATACATAAATTAATTCATCTATAAGGAAGATTAAAATGAAAATAACAACAATAAAAAAGTTAGAACCAGAATTTACATTAGATATTGAAGTAGCCGATACTCACACATATCAATTAGAAAACGGAAGTATTAGTCATAATACGTCATCAGCCTTCAACGGAACCTCATCAGGCTTCCATCCATCCTACTCACCAACCTATGTGCGGTATGTGAGAAACGATCTGAAAGACCCTCTGACGAAGTTCATGATGGATGCTGGCTTCCCATGGGAGACTGATGTGATGGACCCAAAGAATGTCGTCTGTTTTAAATTTCCAATCAAGTCTGCTCCCGGCTCCATCGGGCGTAAGGAAATCTCGGCCATCGAACATCTTGAACTTTGGTTGGCCTATCAGAAGGATTATTGTGAGCATAAGCCTTCCGTCACCATCTCCGTCAAGGAAGATGAATGGTTGGAAGTCGGCGCATGGGTCTATAAAAACTTTGAATGGATGAGCGGCGTTTCGTTCTTGCCTGCCGAAGAGGGTGATACTGTCTATCAGCAGGCACCATTCACCGAGTGTAATTCAGAAGAATATGAAAGTCTGGTGGCGAAGATGCCTCAGAACGTTGACTGGTCGTCACTGGTTGAATTCGAGAAGGAAGACTCAACAACAAATACGCAGGAATTGGCCTGTGTCGCGGGAGGATGTACATTTTGAAATCGCATTATTTGAGACAGCCATATATTGGTGAATATTACAAGGATTTGGTTCTGAATGAATCATATAAAATCATTGGTGAGGGCATCTACTCCAAGCTGCTCCCCGACCGTACCTTCGATTATATCACAATGATTATTTTTAAGGATCGAGAGGGGATTGTTAGGGTCATGGAGAAGGAATTCTTCTTCGATGGCTCGTTGGTTCCCGGAGAGATTAGTTGAAGTTCCTCTACGCCTTTATCATTGTTATCTTTTTGATGGTGAAGGCGCAGGCGGGGCATCAGGAATTTAATACTCTGTCGTCATGGTATGGAAGCGAATCAGGTAAATTTACGGCCAATGGAGCCCACTGGAATCCTAATGGGCTTACCGTCGCACACCGAAGTCTGAAACTAGGAACCAGAGTCAGGCTGACAAATTTAAGAAATGGGAAGACCGTTGTCGCCACCGTTACTGATCGTGGACCGTTCGTTAGAGGCAGAGACCTTGATTGTTCCAAGGGTGTCGCAAATGTTTTGGGGTTTTTGGAGGCCGGAACCGCAGTTTTGCATGTGGAAGTCCTATAAATAGAGATGCATCAAGTCCTAGGCAGGAAAGTAAGTTCCTAGGCAGTCTCAGAAGGAGAAACACATGCAATGCTCTAAGTTTACGTTCGAAGTCCGTGTTAAGAATGCTCCATTAAAAGAATATGAACATGGTGCCGACACCTACGTCGAGGGCCGAAAAGGCACAGAATATGAGTTGTATTTTTACAACAAAACCCACAGAAAAGTAGAAGTCGTATTTTCGGTCGATGGTCTTGACGTTATTGAAGGCAAGACGGCATCCGATAAGTCAACAGGATATATTGTTGGACCTTATAGTTATGTCACCATTCCCGGCTGGAAGATCAACTCCAACAAGGCTGCTGCATTCCAGTTTAGACCACAGGATGCCAAGGCCAATACCACCTACGTAGAAATTCTAAAATCAGAGGGGTTTGATGTTGACACTTCTAACCAAGGTGTGATAGGTTGCATGGTGTTTGAGGAAAGATACATTCCTCCTGTGACGCCAGTGGTTCGTTATTTACATACTAATGCGTATGTATATCCCCAGCCACAGTTTGGTAATTTTCCGATGTGGAGTAGTGATAGACCCATCACCACGATGGGTGGGGTCGGTTTGAGTCAGTCATCGCAGCAGATGTATTGCTCTAGCGCCGTGCCTGCTCAAAATATGGGTGCTCTTAGAAATTCAACAGGTTTTGTTGGTAATGAAGTGAAGACTAGCGGCAGAACCATCATCACCTATGCGAGTGATATGGATGCTACCGCCAGTCTGGGAACCGGGTTCGGTGCTGATGTCAAATTTGATACCGTCAATGTGGATTTTGAAAGAAATTCAAATCCGGTCTGGATTGCCGTCTTGAACTATGATACAATTCAGGGTCTAAGAAAAAGAGGGATTTTCATCCAGAATTCAACTCCGAAGGCCTTCCCAGGTTTTCAAGAGACCGGATGTTACGTTCCTAAAAATAGGTAATTAGAAGGAACTTCATCATCAATTTCGATAGGATCATCTTATCCAACCTCATGTTCAATGAACAGTACACGAGGAAGGTACTTCCATATATCAAGCCGGAATATTTCGAGGATGCTCATGATAGGATCGTCTTTGACGTTATTGGTAGCTACATCGCGAAATATAACACACTACCTTCAAAAGAAGCAGCATGGATCGATCTTTCCAACAAGGATAAGGTCAATGACACACAATTTGAAGAGTGCAAGAAAATTGTGGATGAACTGGAGATTGATCCGGCCACAAGCGTTGATTGGCTCTTCAATGAGACGGAGAAATTCGCCAAGAACAGGGCCATCTACCTAGCCCTCCTGAAGTCTATTCAGATTTGCGACGACAAGGATGGTAAGCTTGATCGTGGCGCTATTCCAGACATCATGTCGCAGGCCTGTGCCATCACTTTCGACAACAGTATTGGGCATGATTATCTTGATGATGCCGAGTCTCGTTTTGAATATTATCACCAGATTCAGAACAAGATTTCTTTTGATATCGATATCTTAAATAAGATCACCAAGGGGGGCGTGTCTCAGAAGACGTTGACGATCCTGATGGCCGGTCCCGGTGTCGGTAAATCCTTCGTCATGTGTGCCTTCGCCGCCAATAATCTTCTTCAGGGAAAGAACGTCCTTTATATCACCTTGGAAATGTCTGAAGAGATGATTTCCCAGCGTATTGACGAGAACATTCTGGACTTGGACGTTGATCAACTTCTAATGCTTCCAAAGGAACATTTCGTTAATAGTATCAATAGATTGAAGGCCAAGACGACAGGACGGCTAGTCGTCAAGGAATATCCTACCCGACAGGCTGGCTCGGCCAACTTTCGGGCCGTTATCAAGGAATTGAAATTAAAGAAGAATTTCGTTCCCGACATCATCTATATTGATTATCTGAATATCTGTCTTTCCTCCACCATGAAGATGGGTGGTGGCAGCATTTATGAATATGTCAAGGTGGTGGGTGAAGAAATCCGTGGTCTATCGGTTGAATTCTCGGTGCCGATTATCACCGCGACTCAATTTAATAGATCGGGTTATACCTCGTCTGATCCCGGCATGGAAGATGTTTCTGAAAGTTTTGGCACCGCCATGACGGCGGATCATATCTGGGCTCTCATGTCGTCAGAAGAGCTAGAGCGGGATCGTCAGATGCAGTTCGTTCAAATTAAAAATAGATATAACGACGTGAACACCTATAAGAAGTTTCTCGTCGGGATTAACAAGGCCAAGATGCAGTTGTTCAATCTCGGCGCGACAGACCAGAATACCATGTCCAACACTAAGGAAGAGAAGGAAAGATTTATAAATGATACTAGTAAGAAACTTGACAAGTCGGCTTTCAAAGACTTTTTCTAGGAAACCTGTCATTAACAAAGACTATGAAGAGGCCAAGCTGGTTATTCGTACCGATATCGAAAATATTTCAGAATTAATCAAAAAAGAAGAGAATTGGTGTCAATATGCTCTCGCAAAGGATATAAATAACATACAGCTATTCGATCCTTCCAGTGCAGATGCCTGTAAGTTTTGTATTCTTGGTGCCGCCTATAGGCTAGATGCCGACACAAAAACGTTAGCTTTTCTTAACAGAATGTCCTATCTTAACGGATATAACGGAATCGACCGTTTGAATGACCAGAATAATTTTGAAGACGTGCAGGGGTTTTTGCTTGCATGTTTGAAGTCTTTGAAGTAGAATGATGAAAATGAAGAAGGAATTTTAGAATGACAAACACATGGGTAATCTCCGATCCACACTTTGGACACGCGAATATCATCAAGTTTTGTAACCGCCCCTTCGCCTCCGTCACGGAGATGGACGAGGCTCTGATTAAAAATTGGAATTCTGTTGTCGAACCTACAGATCGGGTGATTTGTAATGGCGACTTCATGTTCTACAAGAGTGATACCGGAATATTTCAACGCCTGAAGGGTTATAAGGAATTGGTGCTGGGCAACCATGACCATACGGCGACGAGAAATTTGGGCTGGAAGGCCATCCACACGCGGCTTGAATTCGTTCATAACAGCAAACATGTCGTGATGGATCACTATCCCATCGAGTCGTGGAACAAGAAATTCCATGGTTCCATCCATCTCTATGGTCACGTTCATGATGAAATTGGAGATTCCCGAGTCGCAAATATGGCTCGTCGTTATAATATCTGCGTCGAGATGCTAGATAACTATACTCCCCGTAACCTAGACTATTACACAAAGGATTGAGTTTTGAAACTTACAGACTATGATGGTGACAACCTAAATTTAATGTCGAAGATTGTTGGTGATTTCAATATCAAGCAGGGCTGGCGTAACAAGTCCGATGAAATCACCAGCATTTTGACTGAACACGCGCCTAAGCTGGTTCCGGTCTTCGAAAACTATCTCATTTCCACCATGATTGCCCTGATTCATTCGGAACTATCCGAGGCGTTGGAGGCGCAGCGCAAGGGCCTGATGGATGACCATCTACCGAACCGCAAGGGAATTGAGGCCGAACTGGCCGACGCCGTGATACGCATCTTCGATCTTGCCGCACAACAGGGGTTGGATATCGGTGGGGCCGTGGTGGAAAAGTTTCTTTATAACACCACTCGCGCCGACCATAAGGTTGAGAACCGTGAAAAAAGGGGTGGCAAAAAATTCTAATGTTTAAAGATTACGTAGCACCATGGACAACGACAACAGGAATTTCATCTATACATGTCGCGGATATCGATATAAGTTTGGCCGGATATATCTTATCTGAGTATGCAATAAAGATAAGTGACAACTGGAATACGGTTACAATCGACATGGAAGAGTGGGATTCAGTAATGAAAAATAATAGACTGATCCTAACAAGAAAATCCCAAAAACAAGAAAAGGAAATATAAAACCATATGGAAATTAAGTTAACTCATGAGGAATTGGCCAAGAAGAAATTATTTGTTGCTACGCCAATGTATGGCGGTATGTGTGGTGGTATGTATACCAAATCAATGGCCGACCTGACGGCCATCTGCACACGTTATAATATTGAACTTCAATTCTTTGCACTTTTCAACGAGTCTCTGATTACCAGAGCCCGTAATTACTGCGTCGATGAATTTCTTCGTTCGAAGATGGATTATCTTCTGTTCCTAGACGCCGACATCGGCTTCGATCCCGGCGATGTTATCGCCATGATGGGCATCATGACCGATGATTCACCATACGATGTGCTTTGTGCTCCTTACCCCAAGAAGTGCATTAGCTGGGAGAAGATCGTTCAGGCCGTCAATTCAGGCGTCTGTGGACCCAACGACGAGAATCCCCAAGTTCTGGATAAGTTCGTTGGTGACTTCGTGTTCAATCCCAAGTCGGGAACCGGCAACATTCCGATTGGAGAGCCTTGTGAAATTCTAGAAGGTGGGACCGGATTCATGATGATCCGCCGCAGCACCTTGGTCAAGTTTCAGGAGTCTTTCCCTCAATATATGTATCGTCCAGATCATGTTCGTACTGAGCATTTCGACGGTTCAAGAGAGATTTGCCAGTTCTTTCAGGCAGAAATCGACGTTCCTGATTTGAACGTCTTTAAAAATCGCGTCGTGATGGCGCTTGAGAAGACCAAGGAAGCCGAAGACACAAAGGTTCTAGCCGGTCTTCAGGCCGACTTGACAACGCTCTTAGAAGAGTATAACAATGCCTTCAGTCGTTCTTCTAAGAGATATCTTTCCGAGGATTATTGGTTCTCCCAGAAAATCCAACAGATCGGTCTGCATATCTGGCTTTGCCCATGGATGAAGACAAATCACACCGGCACGATGGTTTACGGCGGAAGTCTGGCCGATCTTGCGGGTATCGGCGCTTCTCCAACGGCGGATGTTGGTAAACTCAACAAAAACAAAGGTAAGTAAACTATGTGGCCTCAGTATTGGATGTTGATTTGGAATGTATATGTGGTATTCAATGGATTGATACGTTTCATATATGGTTCTAGTGTTACTGTTCATAGGATTTATAACCCGAAAAACTTTGCTTTCGATGCAGCAAAGCAGGGGAAGAATATCGGTACAGGACTTGTCT